GGCATAGCTTGCAACTTTTTCCACGCCCGCTCAAAAGCCTCTTTTTTATTCCGTGCCTTTACGCTTATGTTATAGTTTGCTGTTTCATATTTGCGTATCCTTTCTCCGATCCATCGCATGAGGGCTTTACCTGTGAGCGCCTTAATCTTTATTCTCATTACGCTCCCGCCTGTAAAACCCGGCCTTCTTAAGGTCTTCCACAGGATCGCCTTTGTCTCCTGCACGAAGGCGGTACTTGAGTTCATTGCCCAGGCAGTATGCTTTATAGGCTTCCTCTCCATAAGTACGCAGAAGTACATGCTTGATAATCTCTTTCACTTCCATACCAAGCTGGAGATAGTGGGGAGGATGATTTACCATGTCTGCCTGTGTCTCTTCTGGCGCAGGTACAAACTGGTCTCGGTACTCCCAGTATTCATCCCCATTGGGAAATCTGTAATAAGGTATGTCAAAATCAAGATATTCAATAAGAGTAAATACTGCGCCCTTTTTGTTCCATATTGTACAGTCTATCCCAGAACACTTAAGTTTAGTAATTCCTTTTTTCAGTACGAATTTGTTGCACATTACTTTCCCCTCTAAAGTGGGTTCACTAGTGGACTTTTCTCTTACTGGACTATCATACAAAGGTGTAAGAAACTTATTACACAAGATCATACAATCCATGTTAGGAAGGACATAGTAAGCATAGTCACTACTCACATCCTTAACACAAAGGAAAGGGTTTTTATTTTCAACCCAAAGCTTAACAAGTTCGAGAGATACCCCTGAAATAAAGCAGGAAGCTTCTTTCAGTTTGAATTGTTTCCCAAATCTTGACATATTTATGCACCTCCGAAAACGCTACTGTTTGGCTTCAGGCGTCAAAGCAGAAGTGAAAATAAGCACCCCTTCCCTCATATCATCAGGGTGTATAACAGGCTTGAATGGATCATATCCAAGGGCCAGACAAGCAATCGTGAACATTTCTACAGGATCACTTACCTTATTTCCCTTAACCACTTTGCCGTTCTTGTCTTTTTCATCAAGGGGTTTAAGCTGGTTATTGGCAATGACAAAGCGGAGAGCATGAAAGAAGAGGGTTGCAAAGGCGACGTTAGAAAGCCCTAGAGCCTTGCGGTACTTTTCCGTTACACTCTGCATAAGGTCAACCAACGACTCAATTACCTCCTCACCTTTCAATGATACCTTACTTTTGAAGATAGTGCCATAGATAACAAAGGTGCAGTCAGCCAGCTCACACATAAAATGTGCAAGGTCTGTAGTTTCAAGAACCTCCTTCAATTCTTCAGCCAAAAGATGGGCCTCAAACACCGCATCAAAATCCAGCAACCCCCTCTGTGCATTCCACTTGTTAATTTCTGTAATACAGGGGAACATTGCTTCTTCAAATTTTTTGTAAGTCTTAAAACCTTTATACATCTGTATATTCTCGTTTTTAATGGGTTTCTTTCCAAGAATTGCCAATAGCGTAGTCTCCATCCAAAGGGCAGCGCATGTTATAGTAGCTCCCCGCAAGCTGTACGGAGACTTTAGCCAATTCTCCTACCGTTTGAGCATGTTCTTCTTTTACTTCTATCTGAAACTCGTCATGGATATTGGCTACAAATTCATAATCCTGCCCAGGTTCAAAGCCATATCCTTCACGCAAAGTTTCATCTAAGATTACAAGGGCACGTTTCATAACAATGGCCCCTGCACTCTGGTTAAGAGTATTCAAGGCGCTATAAATAGACGGAACCACCAGTAAGCGCCCATCTAAACCCTTTAAGTATCCTTGCGCTGAAGCCTTAGCCCCAATCGCATTAGTGAGCTTGCCGAATGCTGGCATGTTTTTCAGAAAGGCTGTACGCGCCTTAGCTCCGGCCCTGCTCCCACCCTTCAAAATCTCACCAAGCTTGGTGTTCCCCGCCCCATAGATGAAAGCATAAAACCAAGTCTTAGCATCATCTCTGGAAGTAATCCCCAAAGCTTTCATGTTGAGACTGTGGGCATCCGTTCCGTTGTCCTTGGAACCATGTACTACCGCCTGTGCATACTCTCCCTTATCATACTTGGATAGGTAATGTGCCAGACCCCGCAGTTCTAAACCACTGGCGTCACACCCTACAAGTTTGTAACCTTTAGGCACTGTAAAGCACTCTCTGCATTCATTACCATAAGGTGAACGCCCTGCCGGAACCTGGGCCACGTTAGGCTTACTGTGTGTCATCCTGAAAGTACGAGCGCCTAGGGTGTTGACATATCCATGGATACGCCCATCTTTAGGATCGTAGGTATTCAGCCACCCTTGGGACTTCTCCCCTACTTGGCCTATTCTTTTCATAATCATAAAGTATTCAGCCAACAAAGAAGCTTCAGGATATTGAGACGCTAGTTGCTGAAGCGTGGTTTCATCAATGATAGGCGTACCCTTCTCAGTCTTCTGTTGAGGCTCCCATCCATACTTCTCTTTAAGAACCTTGATACAATGAGCGCGTGAGCTAGCATTGAAATCAGTCCAGAGTATCTTGGTCATAGGACAACCGGCAAAGTATCCTAGGCGCTTGTTATCCTTCTTAGGTATAAACTCTCCTTTATTGATCCACCACCCTTTGAAAGAGTTCACTAGTGAACCCTTCAATTCTTCCTTGCGTCTAAGAAGATCGACATGGAGTTTTTGACACTTTTCAACATCAAACAGAAAACCATGCCTTATCTGCCTCTCAATAATTTCAGCAGTCTTATGCTCTAGCTCTATGGCATCCCAAGAAACTACATGCTCCCTACAATGAAGATAAAGCTTCAGAAGCACCCTGACGTCTTGAATACAATAGGAAGTCATTTCCGGGGACCAAGCAGCCCAGGCATTTTCTTGTTTTCCATAAGCACCCTTAAACTCTCCAAGCCTATAGCCCCACGCTTCCAAACTGTGAGAACCTATCAGTTGAGCGGGGAGGTAGCCCTTTTTATTACGGCTATAATCCTTCCCTTTTTCGTCTTGGAAGATAAGCCTAGAGTAAATAAGAGTGTCCTCTACTCTCTTAGGGTTGAAGGCAGGGTAAAGCTTTTTAAGACAGGGGGCATCAAAGCCTATACCGTTGTGGGCAATGATAGCATCAGCTTCATTCAGAACACTGATAGCTTCATCTATACTTCTGTGTTCTGGATCAAAGACTTCATAGTGTCCTTCCAAATCCGCGACAACGATACAGTGTACTCTGCTTGCTTCTGCCAACAGCCCATCTGTTTCAATATCGAAAACAAGTATTTTATCTCCTTTCCCGTATTCTCCATAATGATTAAAAATCATCATTATCCTCCACCCTCATATAGGGTTCTTCCCCTTTAAGATGCAGTCTGCCGGTATGCTCATTATAGACTAAGGTATCTGCAATACCTGTTAAGCCTACCCCACGGTTTTTTAGAGTTCGAAGTCTTGACTCATTTTTACTAGCTTCATCCTCTATTTGCTGGTCCCTCTCCATGGCAATGACGGCATCCGAAAGTTGTTCCAAAGCTCCCGATCCTCTTAAGTCTGTCAAGGATACAGTACCACCTTCGTTGAAGCTTTTCCTACTTCCAGGAGGACGCTTGAGATGCGCAATAGCCAACACCCCAATATGCGTTTCCTCGATCAGAGAGCGTAGCTTGGTCATAAGTTTATCTATAAGCTTTCTTTCCCCACCCTCTGTATTGTCATCTAGGCCAGACACCACAATGGAAATATGATCCAGCACCAGAAAATCAATACCTTCAGCTACAGCCATAAAGCGTATCTTACTAAGCAGCGTATCAATGTTCTGTGATCCCCAATGGTTGTAGAAGACATACCTTCCATTACCTACAGTAGCTTCGTATGCCTCTTTAAGCTTGTCTAAACTTACCTTATCCTTGTTTATAGATAAGCGGGTATTCAATCGAATAGACAGATACCGCTCTGCTGCTTCTTTGGTTGACTCCTCTAGCGCCATTATGCCTATCTTGCAGCCATGTTCCTGCCCTAACCAATAGGCTATCTCATTCACCAAGGTACTCTTCCCGATCCCGGAACCAGCCGTAAAGAGGTAGAGCTTCTTCTTCGATATACCATTCAGCATAGCCGACAGTTTAGGATAAGGGAGTGCATAACCTTTATTAGTAGGTTTTATGATCTCCTCCCAAAGGTCTTTCCCGTTGACAATACCATCTGGCCTTATCTGTTTAGCTTCGTATATCCTAGATACTAATTCACTTTTTCCTTTAGCCCGAAAGAGTTCATTAGCATCTTTGTAACCCCCATAGGTCATGCGCTTGACCTTTCCTACAGGGAGAAGGAGCATAGCTTTTTCAACAGCTTCATTCCCTGGCTCGTCATCATCAAAGGCTAAAATGATTTCATTAAATGAAGCGATGAAAAGCATGTTAGCTTTGAGCGCTTTTTCTACAGAACCAGTACCGCTTGGCAGACTAACTACAGGCCAACTATACACCATAGCGATTGACATACAATCAATCTCACCTTCAGTGATGACAAGCCTCTTGCCCCCTTCAGCCCATAGAGACTGACCAAAAAGTTCAAGGGAACCCATTGAAGCTTTGCCCCGCCAAGTAAAAGTCTTGTCAGGAAACCTGACATGCTGTGCCACTACCTTTCCTTTAGAAAGATAGTCTGCTACTTGGCAGGGTTGCCCTTTCAAGCTGCCTATATGGTATCTGAATTTACGACACACTTCCTCGGAGATGCCCCGCTTAGTAAGTTCAGCAAAGGCAGATGTGGGTATTAGAAACTTATTCAGAGAAGTCGAAGGGAGTCTGATGGCTTGCTGTAAACCCTCCCCTTTGAAGTATGACTCACATGCAAAACAAAAGGCAGTGCCATTGCTGTACACTGCCTTTCCATCACTTGAACCACACTTTTCACAGGGTTCGTGCCTTACAAAAGACCCTGCCTCAACACTCATAATCCAAACACCTTCTTATCCAGCTCTGCCGGATGCAGCTTATAGACTGCATACATAGAACCATAAAAAGACTGTTTCATCTCTGAAATAATCCACCATCCTTTTTTCCGAAGCCTGTAAACGACCACCGGAAGTCCCGTGATATTGTAGGCTTGTGAAGCCTGAAGAGTTGTAAGTGACGCACCACTCTTAAGGTGCTTTAAGATTATTTCGTTTCGGTTCAACATAAGTAATTACTCCTAATCTTTTCAGTTTATCAAGATAAGGAAGCGGAGGCTCTTTAAGCCATGCGTTAGGTATAAGCTGATCGGCATATATAAAACCATTCTGCTGACACCATGAACCATAAGTTGTAGGTGATCCCTTATACAGTTTGTCCTTTGAATTACAAAAGACAAAACGAATATCTAGTTCAGGATGCTGCTCTTTAATCAAGAGGTGCTTCTTACGGTCCTGCGCATCAAAGATGCCTTTGGTTTCAATGATGATACCATTGTTCCACAAGACCCAATCAGGCGTATAAGTACAAAGCTGCGCCGGTCTTACAAACTTGACCTTTACAGCTTCATACCCATACTGTGCTTCCTTCCTGTTTAAGTCCTCTGCCGTCTTTCTCTCAAACCCCGATCTATACTTCCGTTCAGATGCCTTAAATTTATTACTGAATTTAACCATGCCTAGAAGTCAGCGTCTTCTGGTGCTTCAGGAGCTTCAACAAAACCCTCACTTTCATCACACCCACCCTCATATTCAGACGCATCAAAACCATCTTCGACCTTGGCAAAGCTGCTTGTAGAGTCATCGCCAAAAGCTTCAAGCACTACAATCTGGGCCTTATTCAGCTTCAAACTCAAACCATAGGTAGGAATGTTGTTTGTGATCTGAAGAAAGGGAGTAGGATAGTATTCAACAACAATCTTAGAACCATTTCCCACAGCAATCTTCTTCTTGATCAGTTTGCCCTTGGCATCAAAAAGATTGATCTTGGTTTCAATAATCCTGTCAGTCTTCTTGTCCTTGTAGGAGGCTGCTTTCTTAAAGCGTACCTTGAGTGTTCCGGTTTCTTCCCCTTCGTCATCAAGTTCTTCCTCGAAAGGCTTGTACTCCTGCAAAGGTGCAAGAGTCTTGCGCAGCTTCGGTTTTTCCCGCATACACCTTTCAAGCTCCTGTTCTGCCCATTCGCGGGTAGCGTCCAACATCTCCTGAAGTTCACTAGTGAACCCCACCGTATGATCGTCTTCCAAGTCCAAGATAAGTTCAGTCTGATACACTCCCATATCATTGAATTTGGTGTTTGGTTTGTGCAAATAGGCCCAACGTGCTTCACCCATAGGCGTAAGTTTGCTCTTGAATTTAGGTTTCTGAATCTCTGCCATAATTAGTTATCTCCTTTTGTTGTTGTTGTTGTTATTGAAAAGCTGTATAAGGTTTCCTTTGGTTTCTTCAACTTCTTCCGCACCAGACTTAAGATGAATCCCTGTGGATATATCTTCAGTACAGTGTAACAATTCATGCTCTGTTAAAGGCGGTTCCATTCCTACTAAAAACATGCTGACTAGTTTTTCTGGAACAATCTTTTCCCCTATCAAAGCCTCATAAACATCTAAAGGCATAGGCTCATTCCGCAGTACGGTATAAACCCATGCCTTATAGATATTGTAACTAAAGTTGGTATGTTGCATTAGTATCAGCCTTTATCCTCTCTAGCTCTTACATATACAGGGAAGCGTAAGGAGCCAGCCTTGGTTCTCTCTTGGTACTTTACTTCAATCATACTTGGTGGCTCTTTCCAATAAGCTTCTCTTTCCTCGTCAGTAAATCCTGTACCCACCTTGACGATGTACCCCGCATAACTACACATGAGCGCACCCATCTTCCCTACATGTTTGCCTCTTCCCTCCACTACTTTAAGTACAGGAAGATCGAGGGTATGCCGCGGCTTCATTTTCAGCCAGTGTGAAGAGCGCTTACCTTCTTCATAAACACCCGCCGTGGTCTTAAACACTACCCCCTCATATCCACTAGAGATATAATAATTCATATAAGTCTTAAGTATGAAGCCCTCTTTAGCCTTGCTATAAAATATAACAGCATGAGGAACACACTTAAAACAATCAGAAGTTTGGAAAACAGGCAGCCCACTAAGCAAAGAATATCTATGAGCAAAGGGCATATGAGGCAGACAAGGCAAATCAAAGACATGAAAACCCAGTATACTAGCATCCACTTCTTTAAGACGATGCACTTGTTTCATAACCTTACTGAAATCTTGGTCTACGCCTTTAAGCAAGCTCACTTCACCATCTAAGATGAAAGTATCAGAGCATACATAATCACTGCCCCGCAGGGAAGTTCTGACCTTTTCGTAAACTTCTCTACAGGCATTAAGCACATAAGTGTCAAACTTGGAAAAGTTCTTAAATATCTTTCCGTTTCTACTGTAATAAGTTACCTCATTTGAGCCACCTTCCACCACTGCAAAACATCTGACACCATCCAGTTTAGGAGAGGCATAGAAACTCTGCCCTTCAAAAAGTCCACTAGTGAACCTTTTTACACCATCACAACATAGCATTGGTTTAATCATGGTCTTTCCTCTTTACAATAGCTTCAACCACTTCCATCATCAGAACATATTGAGCATACTTCAAAAGTTCATACTTAATACCTGTCAACGTACTCTTTGGTTCCTTGCTCATTCTCATTCGCTCCTTTATACGCTTGTGTGTAGCACTAGGCAAAGAAATACTTAGACTTAGCCACTTGTCTGATATCCAAGCTGCCCTCTGCTGGAAGTTCAGGTAAAGAAAGGCTGTTCACACGGTTCTCTATTTCTGCCAAGCTCTTCCTTTGCTCTAAACCCTCTTTCCAAATATACTGTTTCACTTGGTTATACACTTCCGACTGAAATTTAGCCAAAGGATTTCCCTTGGTGTAATGTTCTATGAACACCTGTCGAAGAGTTCTAGCCAGATCACCAGCATATCTAGCATGTACGGCATAGCTGTCATGCACAGTAGCAAAGCAAGTTACCCCTAGGGTGTCGTGCATCCTTTTCACTGTTTCCAACATCATAGAAGCATCCATGCTATGCACAAAACAAGGGCTTACAGCTTGCCTCATAGATTGACTATCCACGGTATGCTCAATGTCCTGCTTCAGTGACAGAACAACCTTGGATTCTCCATACATAGTCTTGATAGCTTTCTTGTGCTGTTTAGGATACTTTTGAACAATCTTAGTGCCTACCGGAGTAGTCCAGTATATTTCCGTCAAACCTTGAGTGCAAGCAAAGTCAGACATAGCTTGTAAAAACTGCATGGCACTTGTAGCCGATCTGATTACTTGAGCTATGGCTTCATCAATAAGCTTTGCCATATAGGTACAAGCTTTCTTCTTATTGGCTGCCCCTTCAAGATAAGGGCGTCTATGCTTTTGCTCCCACTGATCTAACTCATTGATAAGCTGGTTGCCTATACCCCATCCTGATACTCCATACACTTTAGTCATAGTACCACGCTTGGTGATGAAGCGTTCAATCTTTCCCTCCCAAGCTTGGGCACACTTAAAGTCATCTTCTGAATACTTTCCTTCAGTGTCAGTAGCTATCTCATGGTTCTTTGTCCTCACTTTATAGCAAACCTCCATGTAGATATCTTGAGGTTTGTCTGCCGGGGTTAAGTTCACTAGTGAACCCGCATGTTCGTCTTTTAGAATAGCTGCATAGTGTTGATAACTGTTGCAGGAACCGTCCTGTGCAATAGGCTGACGAGATACAAACTTTTCACCTTGAGAAGACCAGTCTGCATATTCAAAGGCCCATGCAAGAAACTGAAAAGGCTTGTCTGCTTCCTGCCACCATTCCGACTTAAGAGGATATGACGCTGTAGCTAAAATCAAAGAGTGGTGTTCTTTAACCCAGGCTATTCGTCCACTAAAAGGTAGCTTGTCCTCTCCATACTTGTTAGCTCCTTGGATCAGAAACCAGTCAATAGCCTCCTGTGAATCCAAAGGTTCACCTTTAGCAAACTCTAACAGCGCCTTGCCTGAATCTTCAGCCTGTTCGTTGAGATAGGCAGGGCAAGGGTACACTCGAAAGCGCCAATCAAAAAAGTGAGGAATCCAAAGCACAGGCTCTTTAGCATACTGTCTGGCTTTATCCAGCCTACTCTTCAAGGCGCTTCTCTTGCTTGTGTTCAATGCCCAATCCTTATGAGCTTTGTTGACCTTGAAACAGTAGCGCAGAAAGGCAACATACTTTCTAGCTTGTGGCAGTAAATGGTTCTTGTTCAGGGGTACTTTGGCTTCCCAATCATCGTTATTGAAGTTCTCAATATATTGACGCAGCTCTCTGTAAGCCTGTTGGTTTTCTTTGTTCTTGAAGTTTAGAAAGTCTTCTGCATCTACCCAAGGCTTGTGTGCTTCATTTAAGAGAAGTTCTTTGTCCTGATTGGGAAGACCAGCAACACCATAAGCATAACTACATAATTCATCCAAGACCCCCAACACTCTTGTGTTAATTCTCCAAGGGGTTTCTTGAATAATGTTTAGCGCCTCTATAGCCCTGTCCAGTTCTTGATAGTTTTCATAATGTATCTTCTGCTGTTCTGAATTTATCCTAAACCTAACCATGCCTCGGCGCTGTGTACCAAAGTTAGTCAGGTAGCCACCAGAATAAAAGCTCCCGGATTGGAACCGCAAAGGAGGGAGAAGCATGTGAGGGGCTTGCACGGACCACAAGGCTTCAGACTGATGATAGTCTGAAAGATACTCTTGTAGAGGAACCACGACCTTCTCCCCATATTTGTAAACAGTGACCACCCCAGGAGCAAGGGAACGTCTGCGATTAAGGTATTCTGACTCGGCTGCATAAGCTAACTTGAAAAGGCCAAGGTTAAGTATACAAGAAATGGGGAGCATTCCCATACGATATAGGATTTCTTTGTCTTGGACTACCAGAGGTGTGAAGTTTTCCTGCTTATTAAAGTTAGCCCGTCTGACTAGGTTTTTCATCCTTCTATCATAAGTTTTAATGCTCTCTTCTATTGCTTTAGAAAGCCCAGGAAGTTCACTAGTGAACCTTTTTAAGTTGATCTGCTCTACAAAGCGCTTACCCAAAAGCACGGCCACACTTTGAAGCAAGCTCTCTGTAGGGGACTCAAGAAGATATGATAGGGCAATAAAAGCTATCTCTTCAGGTGACAACATTTTAAGGTATTCTTTAGACTGCTGGACTACATAAAGTCTGGAACCTCCTTTTGTATTCTTTAGAGCTTCGCGCACCATTAAAGCCAAGGGAGCTACAACAGTTTTTACTATGCTTTGTTCTGGTTTTAGATTTGCTATAGTCTGCTGTTTTTTAG